ATCTCAAAGAAAAGAGAAGCTCTATTATACAAGAAGCTTCTCGATCTAGCAAGTTCCTCGAAAAATACCGTAGTAAAAAAGAACTGAACTTTAAAGAACTTCTCGCAAAAGGTTTGTTAGGTTAACTCTACTGATAGTCAGGAAAAAGAAGTGCTTTATGTCAACTACCCACCGCCTCTATAGGCGGTGGCTTGCGTTAAGCAAGCCATAGTTGATTAGCCTAAGCTGAAGGGTTTCTTTCAGCTACGTTATGTAGGAATATATAGGCACTATGGGATGCTCCACAAGTCCTATGCTCTGCGGGTAGTGGTTAAACATCTCTGAGGGGTAGGAGAAGTGCTACTACCAAAAACCTATGTAACATTGGCGATGTGGACCTACAGGCTTTTGCCTGACTTATCCTCGAAGGAGGATTTCACATGGTTTTCGTTTTATCTATTGAGGGTAAACCTTTAATGCCTACTAAAAGGCATGGCAAAGTAAGACGACTACTAAAGCAAGGACTTGCTAAGGTAGTTAAGGCTAAACCTTTTACTATTCAACTGCTCTGCAAAACTACTACCTATACGCAAAATATTACACTTGGTATAGATAGTGGTTACAATTATATAGGCTTTTCTGCTGTAACAGAAAAAGAAGCTCGCGACCGGCACCTGGTACCCGAGCGCTAAAGCCCACTATATGGATGAGTATCGAAGAGGGCTTAAACATATTTAAAGTGAATCGAAAGGAGTAGTTTTCACGATGAATCGCAAAACCGCTATCTTAAAGTTTTTAGAGGAAAGGCAAACTCTAACCTCTATAGCTTTAAATGTTATTAAACAAATAAAAAATCTTACAAAAGAATTCCTGATATTTGTTCCTGATGTCCCGTTTAGCTTTTCTCGTCAAGGTAAGAAGTATAAAGGATTCTACGCATTTGGACCAAAGCATATTCTTAGATTCGAGGCGTATGATAGCGATCCTAAAACGTTAGTTTCTATAGCTGTTTGGGAAACTGGAGATAGCCTTTCTGAATCGCCTGATTATATAGTGCATGTACAAGACGACTTTGCAGATAGCGAAGCTATTGCAAAGAGCCTTGTAGGTTCTTATGCTCCTCAACAACTTGGTGAGAATATCAAGATATATCGAGAAGCTGCTAAAGATGAAACGGTAGCAGAATTTCTTAATGAAGTCGGCTATCATGGAGAAACGATAAGTACATTGTATCGTAAGTATCTCAAATGGACTGATGCAAAAGACGTTAAGCCAATATCGGATGCAGCATTTTACAGTAAACTGAAAGCCTATAAAGATAATCAAAAGAGTACTCCTAGAGAGGAACCATCCTCAAAAATTACTATTGAAAAAGGTATAAGAGATGATGCGCCAGCTCCAGAGCCTGAATACGACGAATTCGAGCAAGAACTTTTAAATAATTCAGTATTATATAAGTATTCCATGATAGCAGAAATTGTGAAGAAAATCGTTACTTGGGATCCCTTGTACAGAAATGCTTTTATATATGGAGTTGGCGGGGTCGGTAAAGAGCAGCCTCACAGCGCTAAAATCTTGCTTCCAGATGGAACATGGACAACCATGGGTGCTATTAAGGCTGGGGACCGGGTGAAGACACCATCAGGAAGAGTAGCTACTGTTCTTCAGAAATTCCCTCAAGGTGTTAAGCCGGTTTTTAAGCTCACGCTGCAAGACGGTTCAACCACTAGAGCCGGCGCTGAGCATCTGTGGAAGTGCAAACGAGATTCAGATCGAAAGGCCGTTATTAAAACAACAGCGCAGCTCTATGAAACACTCAACGCTAATAAAACGCGGTTTGATTCCAGAGAAATCAAGTCTGCAGAAACCTGGTATCTGCCCATGGTAGAACCTCTAGACTATGACGCTCCCGGGCCATTACCGATAGACCCCTACTATCTTGGAGTGCTGCTAGGGGATGGAAGAATGACCAACGGGTTAACCTTCACCACAGCGGATGCTGAGCTGAAGAGCGCTCTGGAAGCGTATCTGGCGGATGCATTTGATATACAGTTTCGTCAGATGAAAGACGACCCTATAACCTGGCGCCTAGTAAGCGCAGCTAGCAGAGATGGTTACAGCCCCATAGGCTCCAACAAACTCATAGTGGCTCTAAAGCAGCTCGGTCTCTACGGAAAGCGAGACGAGTTTAAGTTCATACCAGAAGTATACAAGAGAGCTTCAGCTGCCGACAGGTTTAGTCTTATACAGGGGCTGGTAGATACAGATGGTTGGATGTCGCCGTCTCTTTGCTTCGATAGTACTTCAAAACAACTAGCTGAAGATTTTGTTTATCTAGTGAGAAGCCTTGGCGGAAGAGCCCATATGTCATCTCACATGCCCACTTGTATGCACAAAGGAAAGAGAGTATCCGGAAAATGCGCCTACAACGTTGTTGCTAACCTTCCTATAGATATGGGCACACCTTGTAGGCTAACCCGTAAGAAAGAAATCTACGAGGCAAGCAGAAGGCAGAATCACCGGTGGCAGCCTATTGTGGCTATAGAGCTGGATGGGCAGGAGGAGTGTAGCTGCATCATGCTAGACGATCCTGAGCATCTGTATATCACAGACGATTTTATAGTTACGCACAATACGCATACCGTCATGCAGGTGGTTGACGAATATGCTGACAAAGATCGTGTGATTTCCTATACAGGAGCTGTATCAGGTTTTACAGGACTTCTTCAAATATTGTGGGAAAATCGCGAGGGTAAAATCATTATATTCGACGACAACGATGCAATGCTGGAAAATGTTAATGCATTGAATCTCCTTAAAGGAGCGATGGAGAATCGAGATCCTAGAATTCTGTCATACGTTAGATTCAAAAGAACCAGTGCACCTGTAAAAGCCGAATCAGCAGACTTAGTAATAGACGTATCTAAATTACATGAAAATTTGGTTAGCATTTGGCAGGATGGAGAGAAAATAGCTGAAGAAGTTATAACTCCTCGGGAAGCTCGTTGGTATGAGCGTATTTCAGGGAGCTTCGTAACAAGTAGGCCTCATTTATATGAAGATGATGATTACGAAGAAAATGCTGCTTCTCTAGATCCTGAAATAGATCCGGCATACGGAATGGATGCATCAGGAGGAGTCCCTGATAGATTTCAATTTACTAGCCGAATTATTTTTATAAGCAATCTTATGAAGGTTCCTCAGCCACTTATGGATAGATGCATTTCCATAGGGCTACTGCTCACTAAGCAACAAATATTAGATCTTATCGACAGTAAGCTCGAGCACCTTATGACAGATGCTCCGGAGGTATCGCTGGAGGAAAAGAAGAAGGTTCTCGCATTCATGCAAAAGTACATACATCGTATCGGGAAGCCTCTAACGTTCCGCCTATTTCAGCAGCTAGTTGCTATTTATCATAGCGGTCATCCAGATGCTTTAAAGATGATGTACCTGACAATGATGGGCGAAGGATTACAGTCAAAGCTTAGGTGAAGAAAAAGTCATGCTTTTAAAAGCATGACTTTTTGAAATTTTCTTAAAGATTTTCTAACGTAGATGTCAAGCTTTTGCTAATTATTGCGTGAAGTGTATAGCAAAGATCAAAAAAGAATACGAAAGAATTTCAAATCAGAAAAAAGATAAAGTGAACAAAATTGTAGGTTATCTTGTCAAAAACTATGACAGAATCTACATGCAAGACGAGATGATTAAACAATGGCATCAAGGGTTGTTTGGAAAGCAGGTACAAAATTCTGCGTTAGGGGCGATAAAGGCGAGACTGAAAAGTCTCGAAAGCGTCCGAGTGATAAGCAGAAGCTTTCCAACAACCAAGATGTGCTATAATTGTGGTGCAATTCACGAATCTGTTCCTTTAAATCAGCGGGTATTCAAATGTGACTGTGGTTTAGAGGAAGACAGAGACATTAAAGCCGCAAAAACGATACTACAAGTCGGGAGACTTAAATTCCCCTGTACGGAACGTACTTGTACACCTCTGGAGATAGAAGCCACTGCTTTGATTGAAAGTGATTTCACTCAAAGCAAGTTTTTGTCAATGAAAGAGGAAGCCTCGAAGTCTTTAGCTTCGAGGTAGTTCACTTGGAATGTAGTGGGCATTGATGACGGAAGCAGAAGTAAATAGCATAGTCTCTTCATCTCTTACCTGGGCTTGGAAAATCCCTGATGGACCTCACTTGAAAGGCTATAATCCCTTTGACGGTTTCGGTATTTTTAAAGCTGAAGGATCTGCAGATGGAATCTCTGTATATTGGGAATCTAAAAATTTAAAAAAGCCTCAAGCCTTTAATTTTAATGATCTTCAGGATCATCAAATAAATAATTTACTTATGTGTAAGAGATTACATAGCCAAAGTTTAACTCTCTTTTTAATATGTGTTGATTACGGTAGAAGAGATAAAAGATTATTTGTTTTTAGAGATATGGAGTATATTTTTAATCGTAAAGCTAACAAGGAGAGTATTTTAAAGAAAGAATTTGATATAAGAAAGAACTTTATACTAATTAAAAATAAACACATAGATTTTAACGAGATAATAAATATGCCCGTTGAATGGGAATATGTGGAGGGTTAGCTTGTGATATATACATTTAAGTGTGCGGATTGCAATACTACAATGGATATAAAGGCTCCTATTCAAGAAGGGCCTCCTCAAAAAGTAAAATGTGAAACCTGCGGAAAGTTGATGAATCGCGTCTGGAATTCAGCTATACACATACCTGAATATATGAAAGCTGGTAAAGAAGGTGATGCTCATACTACTATAACTCAGCGTATGAAACATGCAACTCGCCCTACTGGTAAGAATAAAATTTACTATTAGCTTATAATTGGGATAAACATCGTATGGCTGATAAGATTTATAAAAGCTCAAAACCTGCTCAATCTGAAATAAAAAAACAAGGTTTGCAAAACTTCCTATCTGCGCTATTTGGATGGAGGCGTAGTGCAGATAAGAATACTCAATCACAAAAGCCATTCGAGTTCGTGTCTGTAGATGTAAACTCTGCGCAGCGATTAGCGCAGACAACTATAGAAAAAGTATTATCTGCAGGAAAGCTCTCTTCAAAACTCGAAGAGCTTTTTAACAGCTGGCTTCAAGATACCTCTGATTCTATAGCTGAAATAGCGAACCGGCGAGCTCGCGTAGATCAGCTTACTTATGCAGTGCAAAATGATCCTTTTATAGGTCGCGTGGTAAAATTATATGCTGATGAGGCTACACAGTTAGATGTGCAGGATAGGCTAATAGGTATAGAAACCCCAGACCCAAGGATGACAAAGCGAATGTATGATTTACTTAATCAGTGGGGTATTACTCAAACTCGGGTTCGCGCATCTATGCTGCAATTAGCTCAATATGGTGATTGCTTCTGGGCTCAAAGTATTTCAGAAAATGGCGTTGAACGAGTCATTCCGTTAAAACAGTTGGATGTAACCGACAGGCTGGAATTCAATCCCGTAGAAGCTCTTGAACGAATGAAGAGAATGGATGGATTTGGCGTAATGGCTTCAAAGTATGCCATGATCCAGCAAATGCTAAACGATTTGTCCGATACTGGAGATTTTGCTGATCTATTTAATACAAAGTTATTTGGATTTGTAGTGCAAGATGATTTAGTAGTTCCTCCATGGAATATAACGCACTTCAGAGTAGATGGGGATGGCAGTGAATTTTTTCCGTTTGGGGTATCCCCAATACTAAATACTTTAGCCCCATTTAAGTTAACTGCATCAACAATAACATTACAATCTATAGCTCGTATTTTGAGTTTTCCAGTTACTTTGTATAAGGTAAAGACAGCTCCAGGAACTGATGAAGCTCGACAGTTTACTACGGTTAATAGAGTTAGGGAAGAATACGATAATATTGGAGTTTCTCCTGCGGGAGGAAATAGTGAAGTATATACTGTAAATACCAAAATTTGGATGCCTGATGGCCTGTTAGACGTTGATGTAAAATCTTCTCAGGTAGATTTTGGGTTTACCGATGATATAGAAATGTATCAGGATCGCGTTGCAGTAGCTACCGGAGTTCCAAAGGGATATCTGGTACAAGAATGGGGTGGCTTTGGTAATAGTGCTATTTCTCTCGTAGAGCAGTTTAAGCCGTTTGCGAGAGCTGTATATTCCCTGCAAAGTGCGTTCCTTGAGGGATTAGCTAACTTATTTAGATTACATTTTGCAATTACTGGGGAATTCGATTTTTCTGTTCCATTTACATTATCGTTAAGATATCCTGCTGAAGAAGCTTCGGATGAAAAGAATACAACAAGACAAAATTCGATTGATGTGGCTTCAAGCGTCATCGATCTGATAAAAACAGCTGTTGGTGCTGAAGAAGATGAAGGGCTTCCTCCTGAAGTAATTAAAGATATTATAGCTAAATATACATTTTTAGACCCAGTAGATATAGTTAAATGGACAAAAACAGCTAAATACTCTTCCTTATCAAAAGAAGGCTCAGAAGAAGAGGGAGAAGAGAGTGGAAGCTTCAAATCTCTTTTAAAAGGGGAGGAGACGGAAGAAGGATTTGAGGAGCTAGAAGCCGAGGAGACTCCAGAAGCTTCAGGCTCTGAGCTTAATTTAGATAATTTAAATTTTGGGGAAAGAAACTTTAACAAAAAACGCAGACTTCAGCTTATCCACGAAGCTCGATTGCAAGAACTAACAGCTCGGTATAAAGAAGTTAAAGACGAGCTATACTTTAAAGTACTTAGAGAAAATGTTATCCAAGGTTTTGTTAGAAATAAGCAACATGTACATGTTTGCTATTACAATAAAAATGATTCTACATCCCTTATGCTAACAGAATTTGCAAAGACTCAAAAGAATCCTAAATTAAGAATACGGGAAGATAAGTCTTTACGAGAAATGATGCAGGAAATAAGAGAAGCTAATCAATACCGATCTAACAAAAATTAAACTACTAATTAAATAGCAAGGAGAATTTACTAATGTTGCAGAGATTAGTAGAGACTGTATCCATAGATCCTAGATTATTTAAAAAAGTAGAACTCAATGCTGCATTGCGAGAAAAGTTAAACATAGCTATAAAAGAAAAGAAACTTACTGAAGCTACTATTACGGAGAATACAGCATGGGAAGTACCTATTAGTCGCTATGATGAAGAGAATGCTAATGGTCGTATTTACCCTAAAGCGTTATGGGAACGCGTGATCAACGAACAGCGCCATATTTGGGAAGGTGCACCCATGTTAGCGGATCACCCTGCTGCTGATAGCGATGGTGATCCTAGTCGTATTTGCGGTGTTTGGCTTGATGCTCGAATAGGAGATGACGGCTACGTATACGGTACATTCATCCCGTCAGGCTCTTTAGGAAAAGACATGCAGGAACACTTGCGCAATGGGCTGCGCGCAGGTACGAGCTCTTCAGGTTTTGGCGAGCTTATGCACGATAATAAAACAGTAGATCCTACTACGTATATGATAGAGCGCCTTAGTGACTGGGTACTAACTCCTAGCCAAGGTACCTATTTTACATATGAAGCTACTACACATGAAACTAAAAATGCATCAGATTCGCGATTAGGAGAATCTGCAAACAAACAAGAAAGTGTTGTTAGGGAGAAGGCTACTACTATGAAAATTACAAAACTTGAAGAAAAGAAATTCCGAAAGGATATGGAAGCTTTTCTGGAAGATGCTCAGAAAATTCAAGATCCGCAGGAACGGCTTCGCGAGTTCGAAGAAATTCTTTCTTACTTTGAAGAAGGAGCAGCTCCTGATTTAAAAGAGAAGGTTATTGCTAAAATCAACGAACAAAAAGAATCGATTCGCAAGCAGTTAGAAGAAGCTGCAAAGCTGCAAAAAGAATTAGGTGTTCAATCTACCGAAGATCTGAAAGAAAAACTTACCGCACTCGTAGAAGATGCAGATATTCTTCAAAGAGAGGCTACAGATTGGAAATCCGTAGCTTCTAAATTACAGCAGAAACTCGATGAAGCTCGGAAAGAATTGATGGCAAGACCTACCTCAGCGTATGTGACTCATCTGAGAAATAAGATCAAAAAGATGTATGCTGAGAAACGCCAATTAGAAGAGGCTGTTGCTACTCAAAAAACTAAATATACTGAAGCCTCTAAGAAAAAAGAGGCCTTGCTTGAAGCTATTAAAGAGGAAATAGATTCTTACAAAAAGGATTTAGAAGCTGAAAAACGGAAGAATATTCATTTGCAAAAACAGATAGAACGCTTGCAGGCGCGCATTAAAGAAGCAGAAGACAAAGTGAAAGAAACAGAACAAGCTTTCAAAGAGTATAAAAATAAAGTAGAAGCAGAACCTAGACTTATGGAAAGTCCAGCTATTTCGATTGCTAAATATACGAATTTTAGGGAAGCTGATGAAATAGATTCTTATTGGGCTGATCTTGTAACTCGGCATGGTGCAGAAATTAAGCCGTTTGAAAAGAAAATCCGAGGGGCAAAAACAGTTCGGGAAGCTATGAATATGTATATGAAGATTCTTCCAGCATTAAACGAATCTGTTGATTATTATGAAGCTAGAATTCCTGAATCGGTAGCTTTTTCGAAAGAAGAAAGAGGTCGATTACTCGAAAAAGTCGGAGCTATAGTAGAATCAACAGATATGATTAGCCGACTTCCAGAAGGCTGGGTATAACAAACAATAAAATAACTACTAATTAAAATAAGATATGCTGAGAACGTTGTTTTCAGCATATCTACATATAATGTAAAAAGAGGAGAATATAAAGAGATAGCTTACATGCTATCCTCTGTTTTAGTTTTACATACTAAAACAAAAAGCCCATTTATAAATAGCAGGCCTTTACAGAAAAGTTCTTCTTCTCTTCTTTAATACATCAAAAAAAATTGCACAACAAAGGAAAGGGTGTTACTATGTCTGGTGGTATTAAAGGTCGTATTCGGGGCCAGCGGTCGTTAGCTGATCCTCTTGAAAGAGTGTACAGAGAAGAGCGCGCATATCGCGCTGATCGTCTCGTAGAAAAATGGCAGCGGGTACCTGAGATTGGTAAAGGTTTCAATCGGATGGATGAAACCACCGCTCGAAATACAGCTATTATGCTTGAAAATCAAGCTCGGCTGATGGCTCGCCTGACCGAAGCTCAGCTAGCTCAGATATTTCACGGATTTACTCCAGAGAATGTTTTGAGACTTGTTCGGCTCGCATATCCCAACAGCATCAGGGGCAAACTTTTCACTGAGTTTGCGATGGAAACTGCGCGCGATAGTATTAAGTACATTCGCCCCGTATATACAAGTAGTCAGACTGGAGGCTCAATGGCAAATCGGACCTTTGGCGATCTGAATCTTGATGGTGCTAGCGATTTCTTCAGCTCTGATTATCGGAAAGCAATGTATGAATCTACTGAAGATCGGTATGCCTCTGAGCTTGCTAATGGTACCGTCGAGCTGACTGTGCCACTTAATGGCGACGGCAGTGTTGCCTTCGAAGACGATGCATTCGGCATTGATGGTGCTAATTATATTGACGGGTATTCCGCAATCTTCTGGAAGAATGAAAAAAATCCGTTAGCTATTCAGGCTCGGTCTGGCGCCTGGTTCTGTGGTAACGTAGTAAAAGAAGACGATAACCATTACTATAAAATCACTAGAGTAACCACTAAAGATAATTATTCGTTTGAGTTTACTATTCTGGAATCCGCTGATGGGGTTACTGGATGGAAGGCGCCGGCGACCGATGTTTCCGCTAACATCAAGGCTTTCGGGAGATACAATTCTGACAGCGATCTTGCCGGCGACTATCTCGGTGAAGTAGAACTTGTGATGACCGAGTACCAGTTCAGACCTCGTCCTCTTGCTCTTGGCGTGTCATGGACCAAGTTGACTGAGCTGATACTCGATACTTCATTTGGAGTTTCTGCTGAGGAAATGCTGTTGGATGCTGCTGGTCAAGAAATTAAGAAAGCTCTTGATTTCCGCGCAGTGAGATTCGCTTATTCGTACGCAAAAGGCTTCTCTAGCAAGAATTACGTAGAATTTGACGCAGAAGCGGGAACTAGTACGGCCCATGATAGCTACTTCCATACAGCTCAGCTGATCAAGCAGGCTATCGCACGTATCGGTGATATTCAATTGAATGACATCAATCGTGGTGGTGTAAGCCGCATTGTTGGTGGCCCTGCTGCTATTACTTACCTGTCCTTGAATAAGGGATTTACCACTAAAGGTGCTCAGCCCGCTATTGGTGGTCACCAGGTAGGCGAACTTGACGGTATTCCTGTATTTAAGGTGCCTAGCTCCATTATTCCTGATGATGAGTTAATGACAGTATGGAAGAATGATGCGAATGAAGCCGATGTAGCAGTAGCGTTCGGTACCCTGTTGCCGTTCTACTCCACAGGGCCTATCGTTCGTAAGAACTTCTATACAGAAGCGGGTATTGCAAGATATGAGGATCAGCAAGTTCTGCAGCCTCGGTATCTTGGTCGTATCAAGATTAAAAATATCCGTGAGCTTCAGTAATTAACCTAATTAGCTAGGATAAGAAGGTGTGGTTAGCCACACCTTCTTTTTTTAGTAACTCTATACTAAACGCAGCTAGACGATTTTTCAAACGCTCCTTTTCTATAGCATGACGCTTCTCTTTAAGTTTTTGAACTATTTCAGGCACTTGCATAGGATTCGATACGCCATACTTTTTCACAACTGTTTCGCAAGAAAGCCTGGAAATCTTTAGTTTCCAGGATGAATTGCGAACAACCGAATCAACCTATTTTAGTTGTTACCGCTAATTAGTATATGAAAACGGTACTAACAGTCGGGAGCTGAAGGAATTCTGTAAAACTCTCAAAATTTTTTTAAAAAAATTTTGTAAAAACCTTGCGCAAGCTTATATTATATACGTAAAGGTTTTTAAATACGTCTTAAGGAGAATGCAATGGATAAGATACGCGTATACCAAAACAAATCGCCGCGCGGTGATCTGGTAATATCAATAGTTATCGGCGATTTCGACATCTCACTACGTAGTGACAAATTAATCATTTCATGTAGTATCGACGGTGATGATACGAGGTTATCATCCGTTTGTCGAATACCTATGGATGAATTTAAAGAACTGATAGCGAAGGTGTGCCCGTAAAGGAGAATGCTCGCATGGACCGAAGAGGAAGCCGTGAAATCTTTAGTTTCACAACTGTTTCGCAAGAAAGCCTGGAAATCTTTAGTTTCCAGGATGAATTGCGAACAACCGAATCAACCTATTTTAGGTTGTGCCAGTGGCACAACCGGTTGTGCCACTAATTAGTATGTGAAAACGGTACTAACAGTCGGGAGCTGAAGGAATTCTGTAAAACTCTCAAAATTTTTTTAAAGGAGAATGCAATGGATAAGATACGCGTATACCAAAACAAATCGCCGCGCGGTGATCTGGTAATATCAATAGTTATCGGCGATTTCGACATCGCACTATGTAGTGACAAATTAATCATTCGATGTAGTATCGACAGTGATGATACGAGGTTATCATCCGCTTGTCGAATACCTATGGATGAATTTAAAGAACTGATAGCGAAGGTGTGCCCGTAAAGGAGAATGCTCGCATGGACCGAAGAGGAAGCCGTGAAATCTTTAGTTTCACGGTAGTTCACAACTGTTTCTCTAATTTTTGAAAAAGAGAAAAACAGGGTCTTCTAATTAGAAGACCCTTTCTTTTTGTTTTTTAGCAAACTAACGGAAGATATATCGGCTAACAATAGCCAATATATCTATTTCTTTTAGAGAAACTAGTATTCATTCTAATCATCGTCATCGAAATCGAACGAGTACTGCTGAATAGCTTCTGATATGGTATCCGCCGATATAGGCTTTCCCACTAAGTTAATAATATAGCCTAAACCTGGAAGCATTCGAATAAACTGCGCAAGTACCTCGCCCCACGGGGTTTCATGAGAAAACGTATGAGTACTTTCATGTATCACTCTATAATCGTTATCGTCAATATCTTGAAGAATAATCTTTATCATAAAGTGACCTCCTCTATATGGATATAGTATCAATATGTGAACTACCTGGTGTCTAAAGAACCTCAGGTTTTCTTCCGCAGAAGATTATAAGAAAGTACAGTTTTCTTTAAAAAAATCTAGGTTGCTACATATTCAAAACTCCGGAGTTTAAGAAACGGTACCATACTAATACTCTCCTTCTTCTTGGCTTTTAGGTCCTATATCTTCTACTATAGAACCCCGAATATCAGCTTCTATATTTCTACTTAACCGTGCCAACACGAATTGATGTGCAGCCCAACTATCCTGAAGTCTTCTCATAAGAGCTACTTTATACTCAGCATATTCCATATCAAGCAGTTTTTGCTTGTACTCTTCTCGATATCTATTTCTCACCTCCATCTCAATTTCTTTTGCAGCATACCACTTAGAAGTACTAATACTTCGGGGATTGAGCTCGTTTCGCACTTGTATGTATTTTTCAGAATACCAATCTTCAAATGCTTCTTTAGCTTTCGTATATTCTACCTTAGCCATAACCCCTAAGGAAATTAGGGCTAAGTTTATGTTTTGGTATTCACTAAGAGCTTTATTCAACTCGTAAAATCCTATCTGTCCTTCTTCGTTATTTAACGATGCATATCTGCTCATACGAGCAATCTGCTCTTCGCAGAACATGATAAGCTTTTGCTCTGCCTCGGGTGATATATCAGTAAGGGAATCCGGCATTGGAGTTTTAAGTGTCCTTGTCTTGTATGCTAAATCACTCATATGTATAATATAAAAAAGTAAGCATTTTTTTTTAAAAACTCTACTAATTAAATGTGAACTACCGTGAAACTAAAGATTTCCAGGCTTTCTTGCGAAAGGAAATATAAAACCAGGAACTACGAGTCTTGCTCCGTTTGTTTCTGTAGAGTCTGATATTTTAGCTAAGCTATTTCCCGTCCTTGATAAATCTCTTATGCTAGAATTTTTAGATGAAATGAAAGAGTTGAAAAATCTTTCGAAGGGAACTCCTATTGAATACGATTTTAAATATCTATTCCGAGAATACTATTCAAAAATCATGTAGGTTAATAGCTAGGCCTTAAAAGCCTAGCTATTAACCTTTTTTACTAGACTGATATCTAAGAATTTCTGCAATTTCTTCATCTAAATCGCCGTTTAAATCATTTAATGTTTTATTTGCATCCTGTAATGTTAATTCGAAAGCTATATATAAAAAATCTAAACAGGCGCGTAACTCAGCAAACCAATCTTCGTATAGTTTATCTCCTAAAACTGAATTGATAGCTCTTAAACACATAGTAACATGATCGCTATGCCACTTATTGAATTTTGCAATATATGTTGAAGGTACTCCATAAATAACTCTACCTTCATCCAGCTCGATTCTAATGCTTTCTGCTATCTCAGCATACTTAGAAATAAGATCAGAGATCACAGAGGGTATATGCTGCACTCGTTCTTCTTTTTCATCATCTGATTTTAAACCTTCTACTTCTTCGACAAATTTTGTCATTCCTTCTTGGAATACTTTAAACTTACAGTCCTTTAGGAACGTTAAGTTAATTATTTCTTTCGGCAACGGAGGATAATGGTTGTCTAGCTGTAGGAAGCCTTCTGTTTGAACGTTTCGTAGTAATTTAAAGAACTTATGCGTAGTTAATGAAAGCCTACTAGCTCCCTTCTTAGCTGTTTCTTCTTTCTTCTTTTTTGATTTAAGAAGCTTAGAGAAAAAACTTACCTTAACTCCTTTCGAAGTAGCAGTAACCTCCACTGGCTTAATAGCTTTTACAAACAATACTAAAGCTATTAATGTGAAGCTAATAATACCTGCAATCAGCATAACAGAAGCTAGCTGACTTTGAAGGGGAAGAGTTAGCCAAACTGAGAAGGCATCTGATACTGTAGAAGTTGCTACAACTCTTTCCATCATTACATTCCTTTTCACATTAAGATCTTTGAAATGTGCTTATTTTGCAATAACTTTTCTTATTATTGAAACCCCTAGAACCGCAGCTACAAAACTGTCTGCAACATATCCAGTTATGCTAGCTACATTATACCGGTATGATTCTGCGCCATAGGCTAGATATGAAATAGATAAGCCTAAGTACACTAAGATTAGTGTGATATCTAGCTTACGGCGGCGATGGTATACTTTACATTGCCAAGCTGTCCAAGCCCCCATCGATAAAAATTCACTTGCAATTAGCAGATACAGGAGAAACTGTACCATTTTTCTTACTCTCCTTATCTTTTTTATTTAAAAGTTTGTTTAAATCGACTAACGCTATCATATTATCGGGAGCTGCTGCGCTTATTGCTGCGGCTTCCATTTCTCGCAAAAATAGTAAAATCTTAGCTTTATTTACCACGCTAACTGCTCCCTCTTTTCTGACGCTTTTACCAGTTCTTGCACTACCGCTACCGGCAAAGGTTCATCATAAAATGTTGCTTTATATTTTACATATAGTATAGAACTGTACGAAAATGTAGCCAACTCGTCTTTAACTTGTAGCACCATAATATATGGGAAATCGGCGTATGGATCTTTTAATATTCTAAATAACAGGTCATCGCGTTGTAGTTGACCTGCTACAGGGCAATATAACTCAAAAGGCTTCTGCTCCTCTATCATAGAAAAACTACAAACAATCATTCCAGTATCATTGTTTTTTTCTAATCTACGCATAGGAATATCTGACATAACAGGAAGCACAATAGGAAGGATTTCTGCAGAAATTATTTTTCGAGATAAGATATCATATGTTCTAGGATCTCTCTCAACCCGGATTCTTAGCATATCCGTAGGATGTGCTGTTAGCAGTATGTTATTATCTAGTAACTTTCTCTTTATAGGATCTAATCTGCTTCCTAATCGAGCTTGCCATGCGCTTCTATGTAATCTGCGTTCAGTAGAAATGTTTCTAGCGGTATATAGGCTTACTGAAGGAGCTTTTAAATCGATTAAAAAGAGAACTGGCTCTGCAATAGATATGGTTACATACTTTTGAGCATCAACAGAAAAATTAGATACTTTTATGTGAATAAAAGCTGCAGATGGTTTACATAGAGCCCCAGTACCTTCTAAAACAGTCGACTGTTGAGGGTATAAAAATATAAAAATAGGAGTGCTCTGAACAACTATTACATCCATATTATACCTGCAGCTCTTCTACAAAACTTATACTGCCTGGCTTAACGTAAAGATACCATCAGAGGACCATTGAATGGTAAAATTACCATTTACTGAACTTTTAGATGTTCCGAAATCTAAGCATAAGATAAGCAAAGATGTTGCATTATCTCCAGTATCTTTATAAATCACGGCATATCGAGCTGTAATAGTGGAATTAGGCCAGGTAACATCATCTGCAATAATTTTGACATTATCCGCGGTATCTTGTTTAGTTACAGCTACGTTAGCTAACAGCTTTCCTCTACTAGTGTAGCCTTCTCCTGTAATCTCCTGACTGATGATATCGCTAAGATACTTGTGGGTATCTTTATTAGCTTCATATGATGCGGGCATTAGCATTACTCTTAGATCGTCGGAAGCTAAATTAACACCTTGAAGTATTAACTGATTAAGAAATTCATTATATACAATATGTGCCATCTTATGAAAACCTCCAATATATTATATAATTAGTGTACTTTTAATTTTTAAGCTTCTGTTTAAAACAATCCAAAGGTTCACCAAGAATCATCAATACATATATCCAACATACAACTATAACCTCTTACATTATAACAAAATAAACAATACAAACATATATAATTATTTTTAGAATATAAAATTATAATATAAATCCTCCCTTTAAATTTTATTTTAAATTTATATTTTTATTTAAATTTATATATTATTATATATAGGTCAAGAGCCTAAGATTCTTAGACTCTTTGAATCTTAAAAATTGTATATAGAGATTTTGCTATTTAAAATAATTCAAAAGCATTTTTATATTATAAAAGCAAGAGATAGGAGATACTTTATGAAGCAATTTTCGATTAAGCATAGACCCCGAAAGTTTGAAGAGCTTTTCGGGCAAGATTTTATCAAAAAAGACCTAATAAAAAGAGCTGCTACAAAAAACTTTCCTAGAGCTATGTTACTTAGAGGCTTACATGGCACAGGAAAAACTACCACAGCTCATGTAATTGCAATGACACTTCAATGCTCCAATCCTGATAGCGAAGGAAATCCTTGCGGAGTCTGCAATTCTTGCAAATCTATTATAGAAGAACGCTTTGATAGAGATACTATGATGCTCGACGGGTCTCAGATTGGGCAAAAAGATAATGTAGTGGAATTTACATCAGTAATAAATATAAAGCCAATGTATGATAAAAATCGTGTTTTTATTATAGAGGAAGCTGATCAATTGAGTACTGGAGCAAGTAATGCATTATTGAAAGTTTTGGAAGCACCTCAGGATAATGTATACTTCATACTTCTCAGCATGGTACCGGGAGGAGTATCCCCAGCAATTCAGTCTCGTTGTCAAGTGTTTAATTTCAAGCCTATATCAATTCGTGATATGATGATGGCTTTAAAAACTATTTTAGAAAAAGAAGGCCTCTGGAATGATCTGAGCATTCCGAATACATTTAGAACTCAAGGGTTAGCGGCGATCGCTACTGCATCTAAAGGCTCTCTTCGTGAGGGGGTGCAACTTCTCGAAAAATGCGTTATAGGAGAATATTGGACACCTGAAGTAATTCAAGAGGCTTTAGGTATAGTAGATGAAGCTTCAACCTATAAAGTTTTGACAGGCTTGCTAGATTTTAGTAAAGATGAAAGTATTTGGAATACGGTTAGTTCCGCAGATCCTGCAGAATTGTATAATTATCTTACTTTGATTCTTTCTGATGCTATGATATGTAAAACAACAGGCTATGTAAAAAATGAGTTTTATGCTGATAGTACGCGATTTATAGCATCTCATCCTAACGCTGAGAAATTGTTTACTATACTAACTGAATATCCTCAGTTATCTAAGCCTTATGTACGAAAAGCTGATTTGATGGCAGCATTGGCTTCGTACTATTTGAAGTATAATAATCATCTTGTGGAGAATAGAGCCTCTATTCCCATAAGAACAATAAAACATACGTAGTATGTTTCTAATTTTTATAAAGAAATGAGAGGCTGTACATGACAGTGGACATCGATGACCTCAAAAAAGAAGAGGAAGAAGCTAATGAATGGGATACTAACCCAGTAAAATTAGCTATTCAGAAGGCTTTGCAGGGGCCGCTAAACAACGAGAATTATAGGAAAAAGAATCCTCAACAGATCGCTGAAGACTTAAAAACAGCATTCGATCAAGAAAAGAATATTAAAGCTCAGCATATTTTAGTTATGAAGAGACTTTTATGTAAAGTTACAAGAAGCAAATCAACACAAGAAGCTATTATGATTATAGGAGAGTATTTATTATCATGATTGAAGATGCATCTAAAACTTTTATTTTAAACACATTATCCACAGATTCTTTTGTTCCTGTTAATAAAAAGCTATTGAAGTACTTCAATGGAGATGCTACGTTAGCATTGCTACTCTGTGAGCTTATATCAATATATAAATATTGTACTGCTCATAATATGGTAAACGAGGTAGATTCTTTTCCTCTCTCAGTAGCTTATTTAGAAAATAGTCTAGGTTTATCCCACTTCAAGCAACAAAATGCTTTGAAAAAATTACAAGCAGAAAACTTAGTAACGGTAGCTGTACTGGGAAAACCTGCCAGTAGATGGGTATCTATAAACTTTGAAGTATTACAAAGCATCTTATCGGAGAAGGATTCTAAGCAAGAAGAGGAAAAAGCTCAAAGAAACGAATTTTATTCAGGCATTAACGAAGCTGTAAAAACTAAAGATGATGCAAAAATATATGAAGCTCTTGGTAATATTAAAAATCCTCTTAGATCTTGCATTGTTTTAGTTTCCCGCCATATACAATATAACTGTATATGGGACGGTAAGGCTATAGGTAAGTTAAAGTACGTAGTTGCTAGTTTAAATAGAAATTCAAATGCAGATATGTTTGACTACGGGAGGTTTATAGATGTTTTGAAAGCTTGTAATGAACATAAAGATCTTATGCGGCTTATATCAGAAATGCAGATTAAATGGAAGCGTGTTGCTGAAAGACCTCTCGGAGCTAGAGTATATTCAATAACGTTTTAATTTTTAGAGGTAATTGTATATGTTTTTCAAGAAAAAACTTACGCCAAAAACATTTTTTGTTAAAAAAATAGTACCACATGCAAAACTTCCTACAAAAAGCACAGAAGGAGCGGCTTGCTGGGATTTCTACACACCAGATTCTGTAATCATTCCTCCGAACACTGTTGTTACGATATCTTTAGGTATTCAGGTAGCTTTTCCTAAGGAATATGGTCTTTTCTTTTTCGAAAAAAGTGGAATAGCTTCAAAAACGTTTTTAGTAAAGAAGGCAGGTGTTATTGACAGTGATTATCGCGGTATAGTACAGGTTGTATTTCAAAACATGGGAGACACTCCTGTATCTTTTATGGCAGGAGAGAAGATTATTCAAGGCACCTTATTGCATTTGGATGATATTGAAGTTGTAGAAGTAGATAATTTACCGAGCACCCTAAGAGGCTCTGGGGGTTTTGGTAGTACGGGGAGGTTTTAAGAATATGGCAGCTAGTAAAGTTAGCAGTGTTATTTCTAAATTAAAGAAAACATACGGGGATGCTTTTCAAGATGTAAAAATAGCTGGTAATACAAAAAGGTTATTTCTTGAATCCCCTCAGCTCAATTTTATTTTCGGAGGTGGCTTTAGCCTGGGACGCATATACGAATTCTCAGGACCTGAATCAGGAGGTAAGTCAACACTCGCTACTTATATAGGAGGCGAAATTCAAAGAAAAAATACTGATAGACCTATTGTAGTATATGTTGACTTTGAACGAACTTTTAATGAAAAATACGCTAATACCTTAGGACTCTCTACTGATGAAGATAAATTTATTTTTCTCAGACCTCTTAAAGGTGAAGATGGTTTTAAGATTTTGAAACAGTTAGTTGAAGAGCTTCCCATAGGTCTTATTATCTGGGATTCTTTAGCTGCAACGCCTTCCGCAGCTCAAATGGAATCCCCTGACAAAGCTACATTCGGAGGAACTGCAAATATATTCGCCTCTGGATTGAAGTATTTAAATCCCTATCTCAGTACTTTTGAAACCTCGCTGATTGTCATCAATCAGGAGAGGGCCAATATAGGCTCCATGTATGGTCCAGATTTTACGACAACTGGAGGGTATGCTATTAAATATTACAGTTCTTGGCGTGGAAGGATTACTCGAGTAGATGATATTAAAGAGAAAGGAATTACAGTAGGTATAATTTCTAAAGTTAGAAATATCAAAAATAAAATTGGAGTCCCTAAACGTGAAGCAGAACTTGAACTTAGATTTGCTAGTGGATTTGATAGTGATTCTGAATATCTGAAATTTATCATAGATTTAGGTATTGTTGAGCAGCGAGGAGCTTGGTTCTACCAAGAAGAATGGGGCTTTAAAGGAAACGGGCGAGATAGCGTATTAGCTTTCTTGAAAGAAAACCCTGATTTATTTAATACTGTAAAAAATAGCGTTAATATGATGCTCTGTGAAGAAAGCTCCTTAGATGCTAATAACGATGCACAGTATAATAGAGAATATGTAGAATATGATGATGATGCATCAAATCCAAATTCTCTTCAAAGCTAGCTCGATTCGTTGAAAGAGGAAGCCGTGAAATCTTAAGATTTCATGGTAGTTCACCTGGAATAATCAGCACGGATATTAAGCATAGGAGCCAAAAACATGAGCTTGCAAAACGTAATAATTGATGGAAACAATTATGTGAATATAGCTCTACATAGAGCTAAGTCCCTTATTTTAAGAGATGCTCCTGATAAAATGGACGAGTATTATGAGGGTTTGTTTCGCAAGCTCTTGTTAACTATGTTAAAAGGTCTTATAAGAATTTTCGGAGACTTTTCAACATATTATATTGTCTGGGACTCTAAAGGGGGTAGTGCTTGGAGAAAAGAGCTAGTACCTACTTATAAGAATTCTAGGAAGAGTGAAGCTAATCTACCTAAATCAGTCGAAATTGGTAAACAAGTTTCTGCAGAATTAAATATCAGCAGTATTGAGTTGCCTGAAGTAGAGGCTGATGATATTATATACACTCTCTGTACTCTGCTGGCTCACGACGAAAATGTTATTGTTTCTCGTGATAACGATTTCATTCAAATCGTACAGAAAGGCTACGCAACAAAAGTATTTGATCCTGTAAAAAAGCAAGCTTTGCCAATTCCTGAATACGATATTGTTTTGTTTAAAGCTTTGTCAGGGGATTCTTCAGATAACATACCGGGATTACCGGGAGTAGGGCCTAAAACTGCTTTAAAAATGATGAAAGGATCCTTAGATACTTCATTATTATCAGAGTCTGCCAGATTTATAGTAGAGGCCCACAAAACCGTTATTGATTTGAGCTTAAATCCCTCCTATGAAGATAACAAGAAAGCTTTAATAGCTTTATTGCAGAGACCTTCAGAAAATAAGGATAATAACTAATTGAATATGATAGCAGTAGTTGCAGATGTACATGGCAGAGAAGATCGATTTAAGCTAGAAGATAGCTATCTTTTACAAAGACTCGAGAGATTACCTGATTATGTTATAGTAGCTGGTGATTTCGGCTTACCGTGGTATTTAAACGATGTTGATGAAGAGTTAAAAAAGTGGTATGAACAAAAACCATATGAAATTATAGTCGTGCCAGGAAATCACGAGAATTACTCAGCTATAACCCGTCTACCTAAAATAGCGCGTCATAACGCTCTACTTAGAAAATATGGTACCAATATATTTTTTGTTGATCGTAATCAGGTTTTAAATCTAGAAGGTAAAACATTTTATTGTTTTGGCGGCGCTGTATCTGTAGATGCTCATGTAAGAATTCCGTACGTAAGCTGGTGGCCTGAAGAAGAAGCTACTACAGCTGATTTTCTAGCTATGAAAAAAGTTCTTAAAAATGTTAAAGAAGTTGATTATATTATTGCTCATACGGCGCCTTCATCTGTAATCGAGAGGTTATTCAAAAATGCGGTTAAGTCCTGCACCGATACTACAGCGAGAATCCTAGATTATCTAGTTGAGCAGGTGGCTTTTAAAGCCTTCCTGTTTGGCCATTTTCATCAAGATATGCAATGGGGGTTATATCGATGTTTAAATCTCGACGTAGTGCAGATTTAGAGGATAGTAAGGAGGGAAATTTGGCTCAGGACTCTTACATTAAAGCACTTTCCGTGTATAGAGAATCTATTAGCGGGGAAGCTGAATTACATTTGTTCTTGACTGGAGAAATAAATGCGAAAATTTATTCATACGATAGTTGGTATCAGGAGCTTCTTACTAGAAATCCTATTGATAGAATAGTATTACATATCAACTCCCCAGGAGGGGTGGTCGATGATGCATTACAAATTTTATCTGCGCTAAAGCATGCTCGAATAGAGAAAAGTTCTCATATTCATATTCGCGTAGAAGGTCTTTGTGGAAGTGCTAGCACAATCTTTTTAATGCTAGGAGATTCTTTTGAAGTAGAGATAGGAAGTACTTTCATGTTTCACGATATATCAACAGGCCTGTACGGTAAAACAGGAGGAGAACTTCTTCCCTTTGTGGAGTATCAAAAGAAACTCGGTAAAGAATTATTTGACACGTTTTATGCAGCTTTGCTTACCTCTGAGGAAATACAGAGAATTCAAACAGGGCAGGATATATGGTTTTCTGCATCCGAAATGAAGCCCAGATTAGCTAAAATCGTAGCTGCAAAACAGACGTTAGAAACTATTAACCGAGAAGCTCAGGAAGAACTAGAAGCTGCCTTAGAAGCAAAAACCGAAGCGTTGAAAGCTGCAGTTTTGAAAAAGGCGAGAAAAGCGTTGGGAGATTCTTGCGACATATTTTTATCGACCCTAAGATAGGAGGCTAGTAATGGATAAGTATACTGTCGACAGCCCTTTTTTTGAAAATAGAAAGGAGCATGCTAGTGGTTCGTATTTTTAATACTCAAGTATACAACCTAGATAGAGCAGTGAAGGCTTCAAAATATCCTACAAACTTAAAAGCAGGTATACCTTCTTGTGATTTAGATATTACAGAGAGTGATTTTAATCGTGCTGAAAAATTAGCACATGCTCCTGCAGGAAGTGGTCATGATAATTTTCTGTCAGGCATTTTAGTTAGCTTTGATATAGTCTTTCCCCAATACTGGCTAGCAGAGTTTCAAAGATATCATTTTGTACAAATTGTTTCTTCCCAATCTACTATGCATTCCTTAACCTCTCTTGCGGATAAGTCTATTGATGAGTTTTCCAAATACTTTAATAAGTATACCGAGCCTGCTATTATACGATACATATTCGATCTGTTGCAGGATTACAAAAAGATTCCAGAAAAAGATACAGAAGCGCGATATAAAATGTTTATGAAGATTAGAAGTAACTTACCTAGTGGATTTGAAATGACTATGCATGTTGTGACGAATTATCTACAATTGAAAACTATTTACTTTCAAAGAAAAGACCATAAACTTAAAGAAGATTGGGGGTCTTTTACAGACTGGATTATAACTTTGCCTAGATTTTACGAGCTAGTTCTTGACTAGAGTGAATTTTTTTTTGAAAAATAGGAACTTCCCTTATATTATATCTAGGACGACCCGGGGCCCTCGCAAGAGGGCTCCTACACGGCTCCATTCCAACGAGCGGTTGTCACAAGCCCAACCGCAAAAACTTAGACCGGCGATAAGCCGGGGAAGGGAGAGGAAACATGGAAGCGCTGGAAATCCAGGCTCCTATCCGCGAGCCTGGGTTTTTGAAGAAAGGGGTCCTTCTGGATAAATTCCAGAAGTACCCCATCGAGACCGGCTGGTACGACCTCCAGCCGGTAAAGACATTCATGGACCGGACTGGACGGCCGGTCCAGGTAGTTCGGCTGGTGCCTCACCGGCACCAGCCGGATAGATGTCGTTGTACAGTCTGCGGGCGTAGTTTACACGACTATCAGCCCGCTGGATTCGTACCCCGAAAGGGGTACAACACGTGCACGCAAGTTTTCAAGTGCGTGCACTGTGGGGAAGCGTATACTGTTGCTGGCCCAGCTCACGATTGGGCCGTCTCCGGCCACACCCGCACCTGCAAGAGGTGCGGGGCGAGCGAGGAATATTATTCCTCACTCGACGAGTATTTGGACCAGCATGACGGCTGGTCCAGGTGGGAGGCCGCTATGTCCCCATTGCGGGGAATAGCGGAAAAGATTGAGTCCCTCCGGAACAGCGACGGAGGGACCCATCACGTTTGGGACTCTCTCCCGGACGGGAGTCTCGCATGCGAATATCCTGACGGACGTGTTACCGTCCGTCAGGACGGGTCGGTGTATTTCGCTCGCAAGAGCGAATACACCTACCGGTCCGGTGTTAACGACTGGACCGGTGAGGGGAAGGTTTTCGTAGGGGAGAGCTACGAAGACCCCCTCCCGATGGGAAGCGACTCCCCATATTGGGGGGTCGCCCAGAATCAGGTACGGTACCAGGTTGACGCTGAGTACCGTAACAAAGTCAACTCCGTAAAAGCGGAGTTGAAAAGGCTAAGGGCCGATTATTGGTCTGCTTTTGAGCAGGCCGAAAAGGCCCTGAAGGACATT